CCTTCGAGTTCCTTTCTCAATAAGAGCAAGCTCTTATTAAGACTCGAAGTTCATCAACTTGTCAATGTTTGCATTCGTCAAGAATGCAAATAGACCCGCTGCGACATATCGTGGATCAACAAGGGTGTCACCCCGTTGATTTTCGATTACGCAGTACGACTTCCTGATATAGGATGTCGTGGAGGGCGAGACAGGAAATACCGTATGGATAAGTTCGGCGTTATGACGGTCAATGACCACATTACGCTTCTTATCGGTATACGAAGTATTTCGCAGGCTCAGCCGGAATTCTTCCGTAGCAGTTCGGAGAAGGTACTCTGACGAGTACTTATCCTGATTGATACGAACGAGATTCTTGGCCACTGCGTTGATAGTGACAACTGCCGGATCGGCGAACATGGTACTACTCCTTGTGACTTGCGTCCCCACACCATGTGGGTAGCAATGGTTTAAGGCTTTTACTTGGCCTTCACTATTGCTAGTGACGCAAGTATGCCCATTTGGTTTGCCGTAAGGAACGGCAAATAGGCAGTAGGTAAGACAGCAGCTCGTATACGGCTCTTTCCTTCATGGGTGACCTTGATGGGACTCATCTCGGTCGCTCCTTGACGGATCTTAGGGCTCGTATACTCGATGCGAGTGTGCTTCATCACGGCAACGTGATCAAGCACGGCAGGGACTATGTTACGTGTGGCCCTAAAATAGGCCCCCACGCCAAAGCCCCAGTCGATTAACCAGGACCAAGGCATCGCCTCCCATAAAGTGGAGGGATCTATGGTCATTCCCAAAAGGGAACGTCTGATTAATGCACTCATCTCTCGATCACTAAGAGAATCGTAATTCCAGCTAGGTATCCACCTAACATGGGCACGAATCTCTCGGTGTGCTATCCCCGTGAGGTTTCCAGAAATAAAACCTCCCGCTGACTGAAAAGCAACGTTAGTTTTGCTACAGTCTTGGGTTAGCTTATCTAAAGAGACTGTCTTCCGGAGTCCTTTGGTCCGAAGTTTCTTCATTTCAGCGGCCCTCTTATCGAATTGGGCTTGAAAGTCAGAAATCTTCGAGAGATCCCTCAGTATTGGCAAAAGTCCAAACTGAAGTTTCAGATTATTGCCAGCTGCCTCAGCAATCAGGCTATCGCCTGTTTTCTTTAGCAGAAGAGCAATATCTCCAAGCTCGAGCACATTCACTGGCACGTCTATATATGGACTGCTAGGGTTGGTTCGAGCGGCGGCGTCGGCTGCGTAGCCTTCGTTCGCCTTTTCTCCGGTAAACACAGACACCTTTTCAAACACACCTTGATATTGTATAGCTTCACAGATATACTTATCAAAGTAGACTGAAAAGTAATTCGGTGGTGGATCCGTTTGAAGGATACCACCCGA